AACAGGAGAAGGTAGCATATTAGTCAAAGCCTCATAAACGTAACTTTCACCTTCACAAGACATTTCAGCCATATAACTAAGAGGTATATATTCCTCCCGCTCTATATACTCAATTAAAGCTATATCTTTAATATAGTAATATAAACTAAGGTCTTCTTTCCTTAATTTTTTCATCTCTGTCATTAGCTATATACTCCCTCTAATTTGGCTATAGTAATTTCTTTGGCCTCATCTATCCATATATCAGCATTTTCAACAATATAAGTATCAGCTGTTTCAAAAATATCTATACCTTTCATATTAGAAAACGCATAAGGAGGTAAACCCCTTCCTAAATTTAAAGTAAATTCCATCCTTTTTCTCAATGATTGAGTATATCTAATTAAATAAACCATATCATCTCTCCTGGCTTCCGGATTAAGTGGTCTCCTAGAACCTACCTTTTCTCCGGCATCTTTAAACTGTTTCCTACTAGCAGTAACATATCTGCCAGGAAGACCTTCAAAAATAAGTTGTAATAAAGGTAAACTACTAAGATCTAAACTAGTTACATCGGGTACCATAAAAACAACATATCCTACTGTGTCTGTATTTTTAATATAAAAATCTTCTGGTAAATCATTTAATAACTTTCTAAAATCATCTTCATAATATTCAGGTTTTACCTTACTATCTCTATTAGTGTCAACACCATTTAACATCAAATCATAATCTCTCATTATAAACTCATTAACAACAGGTATCTGTTTTCTGAGTATATCAATCAGAGAATCTTGAAACTGCTCTTCAAATTTAATAGAAAAATGAACCGTATCTATCATTACGTATAATCCTTAATAATTTCATCAGTATCTATCTTCGGCTTCTCAGTAGTAAATGCTGAAATTAATAGTATCGACTGGTTACCCAAACCTCTTAACATAGGGGGCCTAGATAGTTTACATTCCACACCATCTATTACTATTTTACTACAATTCTTAAAAGTATCAAAGTTCTTAGGATGAGACTTAAGTTGTACAACAGTGGAACCTTCTGTACCTGCAGGAGTATATATCATTTGATTCCCTGTCCCGCGCTGCGCTGGGTCCCATACAACAAGACAGTCAACCCATACTTTACGTTGTGTTTCTAAATAACCCTTACCATTACAAATTGGACATCTACCAAATTGAAAGTACTTAAACCTAGTAGGATCATTTTGAGCTAAGGCTTCAGCAGCAGTCCATTTACACTTACCAGTAGAAGAAGCCGTCATTTTGTCATAATAACAATTAGGACATTCTGACTTAACCGGTTGTTTATAAACCTGCACTTTACGGCTGAGTTTTTTTATAACATCCCGTATGGTATCCCTATATCGTCTCTTTGTTTTTCTTCCGATTCGGGCCATTTAGCCAGAGGCCTCCTTTATTTGTCTTTACGTATATTAAACAACTTGTAGCATTTAGTACATTGGTATTTATACATCCCAACAGTCTGTACGCCTATCCATTCTAATTTACCTGAACATAATTCACATTCTTTATCTGTAAGTAAAAGAGCTTTTGTCCTAGCGCTCCAATATTTAGTACGAGCTATGGGGTCTTTAACTGCTCTTTTCTCTCCGCTGCCCCAATCCAATAAGTCAGCCATTAGTCTATCCTCACGCCTCCTACATACATTCGTAATTGCCTAACTAAGTCATCTAATTCACGCCTTCTTCGTTTTAACAGTTCTTCAAACAAATCGAAGCCTGGGGTGGGGTCGTATTTGCTGCCCTCATCGAAGACGTTCGCGCCATCCTCGATCGAATTTTCAAACCCCTCTTGATATAAAAGATCCAAAGCAGCCTGCAACATATAAGCTTCTGGAGTAACTGTAGTCTCTGTTAAACCTATAGGTATAAAAGCAGAGTCGTACGCCTCCATTATCTGTCTATCACTGTGTCTAAAAGAGTAGTACCAAATGTCTACTCCATAAAGAATACAACCACTTACAACAGTAATAGAAATATCCTGGTCAAACCTTAGGTATTTATAGCCATTAACAGTAGGATCAGTACTATCGTTCATAGGTATACCACCCATAGTTACTGATACTGGCCACCCTTTCGTATCTAATTCATATGTCTTATTATCAGAGTGTATCGAAGACGCAGCCTCTTCACCATACTCTCTCCTAAGAGAAAGAGGATCACCTATAAGTATTCTTAATTTATCTATAATAGCCTGATCAGAACTTCCATATGCTATCTCCGGTGGAAATAAAGGGTTATAAAATAAATCCCCAGACTCACCCAAAACAGGGTCTGACCAAGCACTGAACGCACCAGTGCTAGTATTATAATATCTAGATCTATACCAGTCACTAGAGGTTCCTGCAGGATCCCACAAGGTATACTGCGTAGTACCACCTACCAAATAAATAGGATGTCCTGCAACACCAGATAGTGTAGCATAATTTGTGAGATCAGTAGGTAACTCCTGAGGAGCTCTCTGTACCTCTATAGTATTATATATTTGTATAACGGTACTTATATTATCTACCGTAAATGCTAAGGATATAGCCATTACAACTTCCTCCCTTTAAGTGATTTCATTGACTCTGAAATCTTCAATCTGGTTGAAGTAGAGTGTTTTTTACCAAGCATAGACATAGCTATCTTCTTTTTAGTTTCTGCTGAGTGTTTTCGACCGGTAGCAGTCTTGGACAACTTAGTTCTAGTCTCTTCACTTACTTCTCTGTCTTTACTTGCCTCGGACAGTTTCTTTTTAGTACTCTCACTAACTTCGTTTCCTAATATTAAATTATAACCATTGGAATCTTCAAAATCTACGAAAGATCTAAACTTTTTAATATAAAATATCTCTTTCTCATCGAGATCTTCCTGCGTCTCAGCATAATCCAACACTACCCAATCAAAATTTTCTATACCATATTTATTTAAAGCATTATGAAAGTAATCTGTCTTGATACCTACCACACGTTCATGCTCCATTCTTCTAGTCCTTAAAGTATAAATTGTTTGTCCTATATAAACTTTACCATCTATTCTGTTAGTGGCTTTATAAACCAAACCATATGCCCCATAACAACGAGGTCTTTGCTTCTTAGGTTGTTTTTCTGGCCTAACTCTCCTTGCCATATAACCTCCTTAGTTTAAGTGTCCTGGTTTAGGAAAAGGTCTTAAAACAACGTCGCCACTTTGAACAGCAGGACTGCCTGCTTTCATACTGGGTTTTAATTCCTGACCAGTCATTGTTATTTGTCCTTGTTCATCAGATAACATTAAAGGCTCACATATTGGAACAGGTGTCATTGTTCCCATACTAAATTTAACATCATCTAAATAAAAATGTATATTACCTTTAGAACTAAATTGTAAGTAGTCAGCGTATATAGGATGTCCAGGCAAAGCACTAGCAGGTATATTAAAATCAGATAAAGGTATAAACACTTTCTGCCAATCGTTTGTGTTAACTGTATCAACGTAATTTTCCAGGTTTAAAGTATCTCCTGGATTACCGCCAGTCTTACTTAACTTAATCTTTATACTCTTATTAGCTTGCCAACTCCTGACGTTTAACATCATAGTTAAATAATCGTAATTCTGTATGTCTACTGATATATAATCTGTTTTTCCAAATTTAAACTTGTCGCCATTAGATAAATCAGCATCCAGACCATTGGTACCATTGTACATAGCATAATCAGCTTCTACACCATCACCTGAGTGGTTCCAATCAGTACCTATATCTAACGCGCCAGTACCATTCCAAATATTATATACTGCTTCGGTACCAGGACAAGTCTCTGAAATATAAAGTACTTCATCATCACTTGTTGTGGCGCCCGAGCCGTACACAAAACCTTCTATTTTATACCAACCTACAGTACAAAAGTATACATCCTTCTCTTGTTGATCCATTCCAGTAGGACTAGACCATACCTCTACCCAAGGCCCTGTATCAGATATACCAGAAGATATTGTCCAACTATAACCACTAACCGTACCATCATCTGATGTACCGTATACTTCTAAGTGGTGGTAACAGTCTTGATCTGTAACAATCACTGTTGTTGCAAAAGGTACACTGTCTGTTACGCATGTTTGCTGTGTGTCCCATCCATCACTATAGTTAGCACAAAGTCTAGTCTGACAATCTATCGATCCTGGTGTCACCTCTAACTCGTAAGTATACGGGTTATCTAAGTAGTCAGTTGATACCCCATCATCAGTAAATCTCCAGTCATATTCAGCACAATCAGGTAACCCTAATCCTACTCTACTTGTATTTGTTGAAGTGTTAACAAATTTTACACCGCTTGCCATTACAGCTTCAGAAGGTACCTGAGTAAAGCTTACAGTAGGTCCAGTAAATCTACCCTGTGTAAAAGATTCACTGTATGTATCATGTTGCCAATCAAAACCATCAAACCAATGATACGTTATATTTACATCATGACTTCCTGGATTTGTAAAAGCTCCAGAATTTCCGCTTTGTCCGCACCAATCTGTACCTAAACCTTCTGAGTGAGGTATTGTATCACCGATCGCTCCACTAGTTGTAGTAGTTGTATTACCATAAGAACCTGTGTCTACAATTTCCCAATCTATACTTGTTATCCTACCATCAATATCAGTACCATCCCATTTAAATGACACAGAAACATTAGGATCTGGATCTGCAGGTATCATAATTATATCTGGAACAGGAGGACGCCAGCGTATATCTATAGTTCTAGTACCAGTTACAGTAGATACACACTCATCTTCGATTACTATTTCTACTTCATAAGAACCAGCTGATGTCCATTGATGAGCCATGTTAGCAGCACCTGGTAAATTATTATCTTGGTTTCCGTCATCCCAATCATAGCCAGTATTGTTTATATAATTAACTGCATTTATAGTCTGACCATGTCGGTCATACCAATGGTTCATACCAGTACCAGACCACGTCCAACTATGAGTGTCGTAACTATCATTTGTAGCAGTGTATGATGTGTTTACAAGACCCGATAGCGGTAAGTTCCAATCCAATATTGGAACCATATTAGTTTTTGTCTGAACCTGATTAGTATATACATCAGCAGACGTCATTGTTATTTCAAAAGCACCCCACTCATTTAGCACTGAGCAAGAGTCGTTTCTGTCATCAGTTAAAGGCGTAGCTGACCAAAACACCACTACTACAATATCTCCAGGAGCAACACTTCCGCTTTGACCTAGAAAATCAGGATTACCTAGATCAAACGAGTAATAACCTTTGGATAAACCGCCTTCCGCTGTACGTACACCATTCCATTTAGAATCTGAAGATCCAGCGTTAACTTTATAAAAAAATGCTTGGTATTTAACATCAGCATCAGCTAAAGAACCGTTATCTTTACTTACAAAACCATCAAATGTTTTAGTAAGAGCCATTAACTAGACCCCCACTTCTTTATATTAAAATCTGTATATTTATTGAAATAACGACAGTTATATCCCATATAATCTTTACGTTTACCATTAGCACACATAGATAAGTATCTTTGGTGTAATACTTTACCGTCAGGCTTTATATAGTTTTTACAAAATTTATTCATACCGTGTATTAAATACTCATTACCATCAGGAAATGTAATAATATATTTCTTAGACAAATGATGGTGTTCACCGTCTTTACCTAACCATAGTTTATTATTATAAAAATAATTATTTTTACCTCTCATAGATTTTTTATGTTCCTCTGAGTGCCTAAACTTTTTAGAAGATTTACTCATTTTCATTCTTGTTTCTTTAGAAGGCGTTAATCCTAATGACCCTTCCCCTCCCATAGTCATATTGTATCCATTAGATTTTAAAGATTTATATTGTTTTATATAATGAAATTCCATCTCGTCCATTTCTTCTTTAGAATCACAGTGCTCTATAATTCCCCATTTGAAATTATGTTCTCCATATTTGTTTATTGCTCTACCTATAAGTGTTTTAGGTTTATGTCTAGCATCATGCCTATGCCTATTCAACCTTAAATTAAACTTTAAAACCGTCTGTCCTATATAAACCTTACCATTTACTTTATTAGTAGCTTTATATATTATTCCGAATGACATTTACACATCTCCCCAAGTTATTATATATGGAGCAGCAGGACCTATAACCTTTATCCAAAAACCTGAAACCTCGTCACTGGCACCATCACTATAAGTCAACTGCCAATTATGTGGACTAGACGTTGGAGTAGAACCAACAACATAACTATAAAAAGCCTGTACATCACCTAAATAAGTACTAGCAACTTCAACAATCCCTGTACCGTATAAGTCTGTGATCTGGTCTAATATATAATTTTCAAATTTCGCTATAGTAGTACCATCATGTATATGCTTATGTTCAGAAACTGACCAATAACCATATGAAATAGGTATAGCTGCAAGTTGCCAACCATATTCCAACTCTATGGATCCACTACCGGCACAATCTTCATCACATACACCAGAAGACCATAAATTATAACCAGCTGTTGCTATTGGTCTTATATCCATTATAGTCCATCATCTCCCATCATATATGGTAATTCATCTGCTGTACTATGATACCAAGCCCATATAGTACCACTAGTTACCGGATTACTCCAATCAACATCACTATCTCCCTTTATCTTAGTTACTATATAGTCTGTTTTTCCTAACGGTACATTCCTAATTAACTGAGAGGCTGTCATACTACCAGAAGCAGTTGTTCTGGGAACATCCTCTACCGATATATTGTAATTCTGCGTTTGCTTAACTAAGCTATATATATTTTCTGGGTTGACAATTATTTCTTCTGTATTAGACAAGAAACCACTGCATGTAGCATAACATATATAAGTGCCGGCCGTGTCTATGCTCTCAGTGGTCCTATATATACCAGGCTCTACTATAGATTCTGTCAAAGTTCCAGATATAGGAGGAGATAGAGGGGCATCATTGATGTCTCGTATATCATAATAAATAGTTCTGCCGGAGGCTAAAACACCTGAAGCCTCATCTACAAGCGAAACTAAAATTGGAAAAGTTTCATTTTCATTTACCCTGATCACAATTTATTTTCCTCTCATTAATTTTTTATATATGTCCAACAAGACCTAACACCCAGCCATTAGTTGTATCATAATAAGTTAAAGTAAATCTAGCATTGTCAAAATCTACTGAAAGATTATCACTAAGTCCTAAAATTTTACTTCCATTACCAGCTATAGTAAAATTATTCGTTCCGCAATTACCAGCAGCATCCACGAAAGCCACACCATATCCCATAGATGGATTAGACGGTAAAGTTATAGTTACACCAGAAACAGTAGAATCCATAAATAAATTATCACTGTTACTTGCAGTATAATTAGAATCTACCACTGTCCATGAACCAGCAGTAGCTGTCAAAGTAGTATGTCCTACAAGACCTAATACCCAACCTAAAGATTCATTATAATAGTTTAAAGTAAACGCTACGTTATCCTCGTCTATATAAAAATTCTCAGATAAACCTAGAATTTTTGTACTTCCGCCAGATATAGTTACGTTGTTAGTACCACAATTACCTGCGCCATCAGCAAAAGCCACACTATATCCAAAAGTAGGATTATCAGGTAGAGATACGACTATACCTGACACAGTTGAATCTAAAAGTAAATTTTGTCCGTGGCTAGCATCATAACTAGAAGACACTACTACCCATGGACCCATAGTAGTAAACGGAGTGAACTCCAAACCGGTTTCATCCTCTTTTACTTTTACGTAATCACCACCAGTTCCTGAATATGTATTAGGAGTATCTACTAAATCAAAAAATTCATGTGGTTCAGCTTCATGTTCAGCTTCCGACATAAAATCTTCATCTTTAACTTGCTCCTCTGTTATTTTACTTCTAGCCATCCATTCCCCCTATATAGTCTCACCAGGCAATAATATAGTTCTTTTTCTATATAATTCTAAAGACGCATGACCTCTAAAAGTCGTTTCATTTTCATCTGTAAATACTATACATCTAATAAACCATCCTGCAGGCATAGCGTTTATCTGGCATCCTTCAGCATTTAACTCATCTCCCATAGGACAACTACCATCCATAAATTGTCTGTTTACATACCTAGTATAATAAACATGAGTAGCAGCATACGCATACATAGTATTGCCGGTTAAACCTAATGCGACTGCGGGTATAGTACCTGCCGGATTAGGGTAGTAGCCTCCTTGTGGTACCATAACAAACATAGATGCGTAAGATCCTTTAGGAGCATTAGTAAAGTATATTGTCCCCTCTTTAATATATATTGGATCTAGAAAAGTTAAATCCATAACTTTACCTTTCATACCACTTGGTATTCCTGGACCATTAGAACCAGATATCACAGTGTACATGCTATCATTATTAGAAAAATCCCAAAACAAAGATTCACCGTCACCAATATCAGTAGCGCTATCACCAGTAGATGTGAAGTAAGTTTCTGTATCCTCAGGTCTACTATCAGCTCTTATTATTTCTCTGCCATCAGGAGCTAAAGGATTTAAATGTTTATGTAAAGAAACATACCTAACAGCCTCTCCCGGGGTTAAATCTATGTTACCATTATTTATCACTAGTTCTTCACTAGCTATATAAGCTAATAGATTATTCGACCTAGCTATCTCTTCAGGTTTAAAAAACTCTAACATATCAACAGTACCTGAAACAGTCACGCTAAAAGATCTCAAGTCGCCTATAGTAATACTGTTTGATGTAGTATTTTTAGTTATTATAGTGTTCATACATCATACCTCCAAGAATATCCTAACCTGCACACCGTGTTTCTAACAGGAGTTCCACTATCCATTACATATATTTGAACAGTATCCTCATTTGCTATATCTATATCTAAATTGTTGTTTATGTATAATCTAGTACCTGTGTAACCAAACTGGTACACATTAACTCCATTTACATGTATTTGAAATACCTTATAGTTATTACCAGACTTACTTCTACACCATATACCTGTAATAGTAGCATCTTTCTCTGATCCATAAACGTCCTCTACATCATCTAGATCACCTAGAAGAGGTATATACATACCATCACTACTACCTTTTCTTGCGAATTCGAATTTATCTTTTTTAGCAGACAACCATTTATTTCTACTTTCATCAAAGTGATACATAATACCTGTAGTCTGATTAGACCAAACAGTATCATGTTCTCTAGGCTGGTCTTCTAAAGAAAGCATAGTGTTTTTATGTTCAGTAAATACTCCCTTAGGCATTTATATATCCTCCTTCTCAAATTCAAATACAAGCAAAACCATTATAGCGTCATTACTCATTGTATCAGCAGGGTCAGTAGAATCCCTAAATACCCTAAATGAAAGCATAGAATCTCTGGTTATAGGATTATTTGCATCGTTGTAAGAAATAGTCATACTAGATTGTATAAAAGTATCTTCTGTAGCATCTGTAGGTAAAGAACAATTATCAGATACAGATGTAGGTGTTTTACTACCAACTGTATCTAAGTCATTATATATTTCATATGTTACAGCCCATCTACACACAGTATCCCCAGACTGAGAGTAATCGTTCAAAAAGTAAAGTTTAACAGTAACATCTGTACCATGTTTCCATTTAGATGGTACCTCAAACATACCATACATCGCTTCTTCTTTAAGACGGTCAAAAGCTAAACCTGTTACAGGATGACCAGTAGCAGTAGATTTAGCTGGGTAAGAATCTGAGCCTTCTGTCAAATCCCCAGCATTAAATTTTACCTTCTCTACATCTATAGGAGTAAAACGCTCTATATCTGCTGTCTGAGCGCTGTTTGAAAAGTCTAGTGTGAGCCTTCCAAAATCTAAGTACCTATGGTACTTATCGTTGTCTACATAATCCATCTGTACTGACGGGGATATAGCCCATTCTCTACCAAGCCCTTCAGTATTAGGTCTATCCCATCTAGTTACTATAGCAGAACCTGCTCCGTAAGAAGTGTCTGATGTACCGAACACCTCCAAATTCCATGTCATAGCAGATACAAAACCAAAATTAAATAGATCTTGTCCGTTTACATTGTCATTGTTTATTATTCCTACAGCAGCCAAATTAATACCATATTCGTATCTTTTAAGTACAGCATCAGTACCTCTATCTACCCAATCAGATTTAGATTCATATCCTCCAGTAGAAGAATAAGCTGTTGTATTTATAGGATAACTTTCTAATAAGTACCAATCACTGCTTGTTAAATTAGACTCAATAAGGTCTGGATTCCAAGTAGTATTAGGGTAGGAGATATCATTATCCGTACCTAATACATGGTCTATATTCCAGGCATTAGCAAAACATATATTAGCGTATGTTTTTCCGTGAACATAATCTATCCTATCATTCAAACCTGATCTAGTTACACCGTAATCATACCCAGCTTCATCTATAAATATACCGTCTACATATAAAGCATCCCATTCATCTACTTTAGTTTGAAAATTAGACAAACTCTGATTAGCAGTAACATATCCAAATATCTGTGCGTGCTGATTTAGAACTTTTATTCTAGGAACTATGATTTCAGTATTAGCGTAATCTCCGTGAGAAGGGGACTGAATACCATCCCCTAAAACAATGTAATTGTATTTTGCCATATCTTGCGCTACCAACTCGTTATTCCAACTATTAGTAGCCGAATTAAATGAATTTAACCATCCATAATAAATAAGTAAATCTTGAGGATTAGGGTAAGTCCAATTTTTTATGTATTGTGTATACCAACCATTTTTTCCTAAAGCTGTATTTATAGCAGTTACATCATTCTGTATACTTTGAACAGTACCACTAGCCCCTAACAAAGGTGTAAATCCTTGAATATAAATAGGACTGTCAGTGTCATTGTATAACTCACGCCTATTCATCATAACCTGCATTGTTAAAAAAGTACCTGATATAGATGTATTAGGATCATGCACTATAGAATTAATATTTAAATAATCTAATATATCACCAGATTCATCTTTTATGAATTCTACACCACTAGAAGTAGAAATAGTATTCACCACGGTGGTATTTACAACATTAGTTATAGAAGGAACTCCGTCAGCTTCAACAAAATTTATACCACCTGAACCATCTGTAATAGCTATTAATCCATCACCATCGTAATTAGGTACACCTAAATGGCCTGACACAACTGTATCAAGAACCCCCTCATCGTAAGCCGACAAAGCACCTGAAAAAGTAACATAAAGATTATCAGGGGTATTAAAACTTGAGCTATCAAAAGTAGAACTACTTATCTCAGAGGATAATATCTCTTCAGTTAATGAATCTATATCTACAGGATATTTAATATAATTATAAGTAGCTGTCATTTACTGAATCCTCCAAAATTCTATCTTGGTGTTTTTTATATAAGCTGTTGCTCCTGTTGATGAACTAGCATAATCCATATCTATGTAATGAGTACCACTAACCAGATTTTCATAATAATAAAAAGTAGCAACAGGACTCCAATAATTAACATCTACATAAGGCGACGCGACATATGTAAATATCTCATCTGTATCATCTACCTGTACTCTAGCTAAAAATTGATTATTAGCCTTACTTTCTCTCCAGTCATAAGACCAAGCTATTCTATAATTTCCTGAAGGTATACCAGAAACAGTTAATCTTAATTTCTGTTGGTAAGTAGTGCTGTTAGTAGAACTCTCTGTGAGAT